CCGATCTTAATCTCCCCGATCACCACCAGTACGGTCCCTAGCGGTCCGTGTGTGGGCCAAACTGAACAGGATTAATAACTTTATGACCGAGACGAAAACTCCCCGGTATGGGGCTACTGAGCCTCGGCTACATAGTCCGTACCTTGAGGGCCCTAATCGCGGCGAGGAGATATCGCAGCTCGCAGATAGTATCGGCCTACCGCTTTTACCTTGGCAGCGTTTTTGTATTTCAGATATGACGGCTGTAGACGAGAGTAATATGTTTAGGAGACGTAGTAATTTACTTTTGACTAGCCGGCAACAGGGCAAAACTCACCTCGCGCGTATGATGATGCTCGGGCATATGTTTTTATTTGATAGCCCTAACGTGCTCATTATGAGCTCTAATAGATCGATGGCTTTAGACACCTTTAGGCAAGTGGCCTACGCTATCGAGGGCTCAGCTGAACTAAGCCGGCAGGTTAAGCAGATCCGATACGCGAACGGCACCGAGTCCATAGAGCTAAAAAACGGACATAGGCTCGATGTTGTCGCAGCTACTAGAGACGGCAGCCGCGGTAGGTCTGCCTCGTTTTTGTATATCGATGAGCTACGCGAAATCTCCGAGGAGGGCTACCGGGCAGCTACTCCTACGACTCGTGCAAAAATCAATAGCCAAGCCCTGTATACGAGTAATGCCGGGGATGCTTTTAGTACCGTGTTAAATGATCTCCGCGAGAGAGCTTTATCTAATCCGCCTGAGACGTTTGGCTTTTACGAGTACTCGGCTCCGGCTTTTGCCAAGATAACTGACCGTAGCGCGTGGGCATACGCTAACCCGGCACTTGGCTACCTATTCGATGAGGACGTATTAGCTGAGGCGGTTAGTACTCAACCGATCGAAACTACAAAGACCGAGATGTTATGCCAGTGGATTAGTAGTACCGCCTCACCTTGGCCACACTTATCGGTCGAGGAGTCAGGCGATAAGGATCTAAAGCTTGTACCCGGGCCTCTTACTATTTTTGCTTTTGACGTAGCTCCTAGCCGTCGAGATGGGTCGCTCGTTATGGGCCAAGTACTCCCCGATGGTCGGATAGGTGTAGCTGTACTCGAGATATTTAGATCCGAGGTATCGATCGATGAGCTCTTTGTAGCTAACGCTATAGCCAAGTGGGCAAAAGTTTATTATCCGAGAGCTGTAGCTTACGATAAATACACTACGGCCTCGATCGCTAAACGCCTTGAGGTAAACGGTATACAGATTATGGATATATCCGGTCAAAAAGGTTATCAGGCCTCCGGGGATCTCTATGAAGCTCTAGCTAATAAAAGGCTCGTGCACTCGGGGCAAGATGAGCTCGTTACCTCTATGGCGAATTGCGCCGCTAAAGAAAGCGATGCATCTTGGAGAATTATCCGGCGTAAATCCGCGGGACCGGTCGATATTGCAATTGGCCTTAGTTTTGTGGTCCACGTACTTACTCAGCCGTTAGGCGAGGCTAAAGTTTACGTTTAGACACGCTCGAGATAACGCTACTTATGCTTGACGATATGGGAAAATGGAGACTATGGGACTATTACAAACACTTGGCTTTAAGTCAGCTGAAAAGCAGACCGTAGAGGCTCAGTATGCCCCGGCCGTTATGGATACTACATACGGCTACGGATCGTTTAATACTAATAGCGCTTTTGGATATAACGGCGTAGGTATCGATCGTAATTTTGCACTCCAAGTAAGTAGCGTAGCTCGATGCCGTAATTTAGTAGCCGGAGTTATCTCTAGTATCGATTTAGGATTATATAAAAAATCAACCGGTGAAAAATTAGGATCTCCTGTATGGCTTGAGCAACCGGATCAAAGACAGCCTCGCAGTGTAACTATTGCTGCAACCGTAGATAGTCTTATGTTTTATGCAGTCGCTTATTGGCGCGTTACAAGTTTGTACGCCGATGATGGCAGACCGTCAGGCTTTGAGTGGGTAGCTAATAACCGCGTTACATATACAACTAATCAATACGGTACTGAGGTTAAAGATTATTTTGTAGATGGAAATCTTGTACCTATGTCCGGTATCGGATCTCTTGTAACTTTTCAGTCTTTATTACCAGGAGTATTACAGTCAGCAAGTACAACTATTAAAGCTGCGTGGGATGTACAAAAAGCAGCTGCGGTAAGTGCAGCTACTCCGATGGCTACTACTATCTTAAAAAATAACGGAGCAGATTTACCGGAGTCTCAGATCCAAGGCATATTAGCCGGATGGAACTCAGCGCGTAGAAATCGTAGTACTGCATATTTAACGTCCACTCTCAGCGCAGAAAATATCGGATTTAGTCCTAAAGAAATGGGCTACGTAGATTTCAGCCAATACCTCGCTACGGAAATCAGCCGCGCGATGAACGTCCCGAGTTACCTAATTAGCGCGGATATGAATAACTCGATGACGTACCAAAATATTTTAGATGGTCGTAAAGAGTTTGTAGCTTATTCTCTACAGCCTTATATCTCTGCTATTGAGGATCGTTTATCTATGAACGATATAACCAATAGCTCAAATCAAGTGCGTTTTGCAGTAGACGATACGTTTTTACGTGTCGATGCAAAAGATCGTTTAGATATTATCGAAAAAATGCTTAACCTCGATTTAATCGATGTAGATCAAGCTAGATCGATGGAACAACTAACACCGCTAGGAGATGCAAGTGCTACTAACGTTTAGCCAAGAAATCCAAGCAGCCGATACAGAGCGCCGTATCGTCTCCGGACTTGTCGCGCCATATGGCGAGGTCGGGCATACAAGCGCCGGCCCTGTTGTATTCGAGCGCGGCTCGATTTCTATTCCGGATGCAGGAAAAATAAAATTACTATCGCAACACCAACAAGATAAGCCGGTAGGTCGCGCAATTTCGTTTAGCGACTCTACAAGTGGAGTTTACGGATCCTTTCGTTTGAGTATGAGCTCCCGGGGACAGGATGCCTTACTCCTTGCGCAGGAAAATCTAGTCTCAGGCTTATCCGTAGGGGTGGATGTAACCGCCTCTAAGCCTATGGGCGATTACCTGCTCGTTACGGCGGCGGTCCTCAAAGAGGTGAGCCTTGTCGAGAGCCCTGCCTTTTCTAGCGCCTCCGTCGATGAAATTATGGCGGCACGTGCGGCTCTAGAAGCTGCAACAAGTACAAAAGAAAAAACTACAACTATTTCTACGACTATCGTAGAGATCGAAACCGAAACAGAAACAGAAAGCGAGGGAGCTATGACTACAGCCCCAGAAAACACACCGGAGGAAACTCCTGTAGATACACCGGTCGAGGCTGAAAAGGTCGAGGCCGCTCGTAAGATCATCCGTCCATCAGTACTGAACTCACAAACAGTACGTACGCCTATCGTCTCTATGGCTACATATACAGAGCACAAAATCAAAGCTGCACTAGGTAGCGATGAGTCTCGCCTTTATGTAACTGCAGCCGATGACTCTTTCTCTACTAACCCTGCGTTTAACCCAACTCAGTACCTATCAGAGTTTGTAACTAATACACGTTTTGGTACTCCTGCTATCGATGCTTGCTCACAGGGAACTCTCCCACAAAGTGGTATGACGATTTCAGTGCCCTCACTTGTAACCTCAGCCGGCGGCGGATCAGGTGTAGCACCTACCGTAACCGTCGAAGCTGAAGCAGGCGCCGTATCTAATACAGGTATGGTTACTGAATACCTAACAGGTACAGTAAGCAAGTATTCCGGTATGAATACACTGAGCGTTGAATTGCTCGAGCGATCAGATCCAAATTTCTATGCGGAATTGACTAATCAGCTCCAAAATGCGTATTTGACCTCTATCGATACCGCTGTACTTTCAGCTCTTGTAACTGCAGGTACAAACTCAACAGCTACTACAGCTGATAGCGATGGCATTATTTCTTACGCATCAGAGGCGGCAGCTCTTGTATACAAGAACACCGGTTATTTTGCTCAGAACTACATCGGTAACGCCGCACAATGGCAGCTACTAATGGGCGCAGTTGATTCGACAAAGCGACCAATTTACAACGCTATCCAACCAATGAACGCAGCCGGACAGGTAGGCCCTCAGTCTATCCGCGGTAACGTACTCGGTTTGGATCTCTATGTAGATAAGAATTTCGCAGCTACTACAGTCGATGATAACTCAGCCATTATTTTGGCTCCTGAGGCTTTCACCGTATACCGTGGACCACAAGCCTATATGTCTGTAAATGTCGTATCTAACCTACAGGTTCAGGTTGCGATTTATGGATTTATGGCAACTATCGCAAAAATGCCTAACGGTATTATTAAGTTTGCGAAAGCATAAATAAAGGAAAAAACCTAATAGTCGGTAGGGCTCTTAGCCCTTTGAGCCCTACCGGCCCTTTTTAAGATAGGAGTATGGGATGCCGGCAAGTTACGTTACCGAGGCTGAGTTAAGAGCTAACCTCGGGATCGAGAACCTGTACTCAAGCGATATAGTCGAGACGTGCTGCCAAACAGCGCAGGATCTCCTAAATCAGTTTTTATGGTTTGACTCAGCTCCGGTAGTAGGAGTAACGCTGCAAGATAACGTAGCTACCGTAATGGTTGCTAACCCTGCAATATTTAGTACTGGCCAGAGCGTAACCTTGAGTGGGTGCGGCTCAACCTTTAACGGCACTTACACAATTACCGGCACGATGCCTTGGAGCGCCGGTACAGTAAATCAAATCCCTAGCCTTGTATGGAATCCTTATACTTGGAACTGGCCTAACGGCTTTAGCTTTATTCAATTCGCTAAGACAGCGGCTAACGTTAATTTTAAGCGAGTATTACCTTATGGCTCAGCTGTAGGGGAGGATACAAAGACAAACTCCTACGCTACTACCCCGGCTATACGCGAGGCCGCGATGATCCTCGCAGTAGATATTTTCCAAGCTCGCCAAGTCTCACAAACCGGCGGCGTATCGATCGATGGCTTTAGTCCGAGCCCCTATCGGATGGGGAACTCAATGATCGGAAAAATCAGGGGCCTCATAAGCGGCTACCAAAATCCTAACAGTATGGTCGGATGATGCCTGCCGCCATTACCACACTCCGAGCTAGCGTAGCTACAGCTTTAGCTAATGCAAACGTATGGAATACGTACAGCTTTCCGCCTCCTACCATTACAGCTAATAGCGTAATCGTGGCCCCGGCAGATCCTTATATTACGCCAAGTAATAACACTTATAACGCTATCTCACCTTTAGCAAACCTAAAGATTATTATGACGGTGCCAATGCTCGACAACCACGGAAACCTAAACGGTATCGAAACTATGGCAGTAGCAGTATTTAATAAACTAGCAGCCTCAAATATCGTAATGAATATTGGCAGTATGTCGGCTCCTACAGTACTTAACGTACAAAGTGGGGATCTACTTACAGCCGATTTTAATATCTCTATTCTCACGGCTTGGAGCTAATAAATGGCATATACAGAGGATGATCTAAAGTTTTTGCGAAAGATCGGGCAGATCGTAGACGAGCCTGAACCGGTCAAAGTAGCAAAAGTAAAACCAACACCAACTACAACCGAAAGCGAGGAATAGGTCGATGGCCGTATTCTTATCAAATGGAGTGGTCGTAACCCTTAACTCGGTAGACCTCTCAGACCACGTAACAAGCGCAACTATTAACCGTGTATTCGAGGAGCTCGAAGTTACCGCGATGGGCGATTCGTCTAGACGGTATGCCAAGGGCCTCGAGACATCTACGGTAACTCTTGATTTCCTAAACGATACTGCAGCCGGTGAAGTACTAGCTACTTTGCAAGGTGCTTGGGGTACTACAGTGCCACTAACACTTAAGCAGACAAGCGCAACTATCTCGGCTACAAATCCTGAATATCAGACTACGATTTTGGTAAATAATACTACCGACATTAACGGATCAGTAGGCGATATCTCAACCCAGTCGATTACGTTTACTTGTAACTCACCTATCGTAGTAGACACTACGGTATAACAAACTAACAAAGGGGCAACAAATGGCAAGACTCAAAATAACAAGGGCTAACGGCGAGGTTACGGAGCATCAGATCACGCCTCGAATTGAGTATGCCTTTGAGTTATACGCAAAAAAAGGTTTCCACAAAGCCTTTAGAGATGACGAGAAACAGTCCGACGTTTACTGGTTAGCTCACGAGTGTTTACGCGCTAGTGGGGTAGTCGTAAAACCTTTTGGAGCCGAGTTTCTCGATGATCTAGTAAAGGTCGAGGTCTTAGACGATGAACCTTTAGGCTAGGGCGAGACTCCCTTACTTATCAGGTAGCGCAGCTATCTATTAGGTTAGGGATCTCGCCTCAGTCGGTCCTCGATCTCGATACAGAGATGTACAAGATGTTAGTACAAGTGTTAAACGATCAAGCTA